AGAATCTTGATCCGCAAAGAACATTCTAAACTGTGACTTCTTCTTTACTACTACTGCTGTTAGAGTAGCTAAGTCTTCCTGTGCTGTATACTTTTCAAAAATAGATTGTATTGGTTTAGAAAGAGTAGCAAATTCAATATCGCCGATACGATCTGTACCTGTGATAGGTCTTATACCATCCGGCGCTAAAAAAAGTACGTCACCATTAAACTCTATAACAGTATCAGGTGCAACACATCCTATGTTAGATGTTATAGTTTCAACAACAAAGTTAGCAATGTTATCACCAGTTAAACGTTTAATATTATTAGTACCGAATATAAATAGATTATTACGAAAAGACTTAATTTGTATAATCTCAAAGCCTACATTGATAACACCCGCACCACTAGCAGGAGTCCAATCTGTTTCATTTACGTTTGCACTGAAGTACAAGTTGTAAGGCTCTGAACTATCGCCAGCTAAGAATAAATGATTGTTAAACGCTGCAGCTAAGCTAGGCGCAGAGGGTACGCTGCCCGTGTTAAGTTGTGTATAAGTAGTGCCGTCCCATGTAGCAGCAGGATTGACTCCATCAACAACAACAAACTTAGGTGTTCCCCAATTAAAACTTTCAAACCTAACTTTACTAACACCTGTCATTGTAGGTGAGCCTGAAGTAGTTACTGCTTGCCATCCTTTAACAGTAGGAGTAGATTGCACTGTACCTGTAGCAGAAGATGTACCGCCTGTTAAAACATTGCCTGTCGCAAATATATTAGTGGGCAACTTACCAAAGTCAATTACAAGAGCATCTGCAGTTTTAGATATAACTGTACCTGTAGCTGCTACTGCAGTACTATCTCCTGAACTAACAACACCTGTTACAGTTTCACCTACTGTAAAGCCAGATCCTTCGCCAGCGCCTAACGCTACATCATAGTAGTGATTATACCAATGTAAATAATTATTACCAGAAGAAGGTTTACGTGCAGCAAAAATACCTTGATTAATACTTGCCGAAACATGTACCCCTAAAACAGGTGAATTAGCTAAACCAGTTAGTTCACCGTATGCTTGTGTAAATCCACTTATACGACGATACCCACCATCAAGGGCAGGTTCATAATTAATCATACGTATAGCTGTACCTGAAAGCTGACCCCCCTGTGTAAGGGGATCTGTATTAAGTATTAATCCCCCCTGACAAGGAGAAGCAAATGTACGCAGATTATCTGGCATTATTTAGTGCCTGTATTAGAGTTAAAATGGTATCCTGCTAAAACAGTAGAAGTCACATACATAGGTGAGTCTAGTAATAAACGCCGCATGTTATCAATACCATTCTCAAACTTCTGTTGATGTATAGCTCCACCTTGTTCATTTGCCCTAAACCGCATTAAGTACATAACTGCGCCATCAACTATGACAGTGTTAAACCTATCAGGAATAATAGAAGTATCATTATACACAGTTAAGTCTGAAGGAAACTTCCAATAACGGTACTCTATTTCATACGCTTCATCAGGAAGAGGTGTTACGCCAAACTTAGTATCTTGTGTTTGGTAAACTATATTAGGCGTTGAGTAGCCATTTGTACTTGAAGCGTCTTCTATAGCGCGATGGTATCTAATGTAATCATTATAAGTTATTACGGGTAATCTTCCAGGATCATTACTTGTAGATACTAGCTTCTTAATGTAGAACGTATCCCAATCTGCCTTGGAGTAGTCAGAAGGAAAATCATAAGTTCCTACACCGGAAGATAGTGTTTGAGTATACGTCACAAGAGTAAAGGGCCACTCCTGTGAGGTTTGCAATATCTCTCTTATACTAGCATTTACGGCATCCTTAGCCAATGCCTGTAGGTTACGTACATCAGAGAAGCCATTGCCCCCTGTGTCTAACTGTACTTCATTCATGCGGCGAAGTACTTCATTTACAAGTGTTACATACGTAGCCATTAAAAAACCTTACATTTTAAATGTGCTGAAGGGCCAGCCTCTTGACGAAGCCAGCCCAACAGTCTATGTAATATTAAGCAGCGTTGTAACGTGCTGTTACAAGTGCTTCTGGACGAAGAATTTTGCGCCCGTAAAGATGCATACCGCGAACAATGTCAGCGAATGAATCTGGGTCACGATAGTTCTCGACTTTGTTGATCTGCTCAGCAGAAGCAACAGCATCGTCCTGTCCAGCAATAACAACTCCATAGTTATCATCCTGTGCAGTTGCACCTGAAGTGCCTGGTCCCGTACCCGCTGAAGGCAAGTTATTTGAAACGTATACACGGAAACCGTGCAAGTTATTCAATACTAAGCCGTTCATCAAGCCATTGCCACCCCAATCAGATTGCAATAGACGTGAATCTTCGTCTTTCAAGATCTCCATGAACACAGGATCAACAACAATCCACCGTCCACGTGAGTCTACATTTGCTACGTCCATTGTACGTGCCATACGTGCTACCACCGTTAGTGGTGAAGTCGTTGTGGTTGACAATGCAGTCGCGCCTGGAAGACGTGAGGTTAGTGGGATTGAGTCACCTGTTGTACCTGCAGATGCTGAAGTTGTGATGTGACCAATGTCAGCCATAGTAAGATGATTGGCAGTCAAAAATTCACCAGTCAAGTTACCTGCTGTGTCATGCTGTGCGTCACCAGATGTTGTCGTAATCAAAACACCAGCAGTTGTGTGGCCTGACATGTATGACAGAATGTCTGCGTCCATTGCGTCTGCCATTTTATATGCTGCACGATCAGCAGCAAGGGAAACGTAATCAACACTTGAGAATTGGTCTTCAATGTCATCCATTTTGAAAGCAAAGTAGTTAGCTTTGTCAATGGTGAGTGAGAAGTCCTCGTCATTCAGGTCTTCAACGCTGATAGCAGTTTTACGCTCAAGAGCATTAACTGTTACGTCAGGCTCTTTCTGGATGCGAACCACATCACCTTGGTTTGCAATCTCGCCAAAATAAGAGTTGTTCGTGATTGCATTTGCGACAGCCGCTTTACGTAGAGCGATCTGTGCTTGTTTAGAATAGATAATCGGGCTGAAGTTGCCGTTAAATCCAGTTTTGCCAGAGGCAAGTGCTATAGCCATAGTTAATTTCTCCTTATAGATATGGCGTGAAGTTTGACACTACATATCCACTAAAGAGGCTCATCATTTCAGGGTAGTCAGCTATGCATCAAGGATGGCCTTCCTATCAGCGCTGGGCCTTTACTCAGAGGTAGTTCTTTGTTGTGGCTAGTGCTTATAAAAGCATACACACTTATTTGGTGTATATACTATAGTTTTACTTATGATTGTTTTCTTGTCAAGTTATTTCTTAGATATATCATAAATAAACTTACCAGAGCGCTGAGCTTCCATGATCTCTTCCATGCGCTTCTCGTATTCTTTAATAGTCATTTTAGCTACTTGTGATTCCCTTATGTAACCAGCAGCCTCGTCGTAGTCAGGTGTAGCTGTACGCTTTGCCATAACAGAAGTTGCTGCACTTTTGTCACTGCTAGGTTTCTTAGACTTAGACGAGATGCCTTTGTCAACTTTATATAGGTCAATCACACGAGCTACAGACTTAGCGTCTTCTATGTTTTCATACAGAGCATCCTGCACCCACTTAGGCTGTTCTTTAGCCCAATCATGGAAAGTATCATCTGAACGAATAGCATTAAAGTCAGGATGTAATGCAGCAAGTTCAGCTTCGGCCTTTTCACGTTTAGCTACGATGCGTAACTCTTCAATCTCTTTTAGCCTACCGTCAAGATCAGATGAACGCTCTCTGGCCTTCTTATCTGCTATAGCTTCGACAATACCCGCTACATCAGGGTACTTCTTAGCCCAAGCCTCTACCTCGTTTTCTGACTTAGGTAGTACAAGCTCATTCTTAGTAGCTGCGTCAAGTTGCTTCTTTAGCTTTTCAATCTCTTCTTTATGTTGATCTGATGTCTTCTGCATGTGACGCTGAATGTCAGCATATCTTTGTTTGAACGTCTTCTCTTCAACACTTAAGCTATCATCACTTTCTTGTGCTTCAGATTTAGGTTCTTCTTTTTGTTTGGTACTACTCTCTGCCTGTACTGACTCTGCGCTAGGCTTTGAGCTACGGGGTTGCGCTTCAGCAACTTGCTCTTCTTCTTGTGCTTCTTCATCTTGAATAACACCTGCCTGTTTAAGCAGTTCCCTTAGTTCTGCCTCATCTTGTGCGACACGATTAGCGTTACGTTGATGTGACGCAGAGTTAGTTTGTATTAATTGAGTTTCAACCATTTCTTACTCCTTATGTTGGGGCCAGTCGTAACTGGGTATCCTTATAGTTATGTGGATTATTATTTCTTTTTCTTATTTTTAGGTTTTTGCATCATGCAAAGTATCCTTGATTATCTTCTGATAGACCTATACCAGATAAATCTCCTGACACCTCGTTTCCTCCTAAATTACCACTGTCCGGTCTTGACGGTGGTCTTGGTGATTCATCTGGTGTAGTGTCGTCTGTTGTGTAAGACCCTGTATCTGGGTTATATGTATAGCCCCTTGGAGCGTCATCTTCCATAGCTTTAATATCAGCAGGATCTTTACTGACAGTATTCTTAGGTTCGTCATCTGTTTCTGATTTTCTACTATCTAATTCTGCTTGGTACGTTTCTATTTGTTTTTGCGTGTTAGTTGTTCCTGCCAACATATTTATGCCAGCAATAATTGGTATGCTATCTATAAACGAAGAAATCTTGCCTTCTGTTGTCGTTTTATCTTTAAGCCCTTGAATCCTACCTTCTAATTCTTCAATAGATAAATTGCTATAATCTGGAGGTTCACTTTCTACTGGATCTCTTTTTCCTCTACCTTTATCAGAATCATCAACTTTTTTTACCTCTTCTTTAACTTGTTGTCCTTCTGGAGCATAGCCCGGCGGGATCATAGACATAGGCTGTCCATTAAAAAACGGAATAGTAATTTTCATACCTTGATTATTTACATACACACGATACTCTAGGCCACCAGAGTTAGATCCAGTGTATCCAAATTGTGCTATATCAGGTTGCTTAATGTATTCAGGAAAGCTCAAGCCGCCTTCTTGGAAGCCCATAAGACCTCCTTGAGCAGCCCCCGTTTGAGTTTGTGATAAGTCTTGCAGCATCATAGCCGCAACCTCTTCATCCGAGATACCACTATCGCCTTCTACTTCAACAGGCTCCCCACCGATACGACCATTAGCTTCCATTTCAGACATACCAATCTTGGCCTGTTCACGTAGATCCTCAAAGAACTTCAGGCCATAGTAACGCAGAACATCAGCAGGTACAACATATTCACCTTCGCTCAACATCGCAGGTATGTCATCACGTACCTCTTCAGGTAGAGAACCTGGGGGTACTTCATTGCCTGACACAGGGTCTACTTGATTGCGCCGTGTCTTAAATACTATTTCTGTTTGATCGTCTTCATTTAATGCCATTAACTTTGTCCCTTAAGTACATGAGTCTACGTAAAGCACGTATACCTCCCTGTGTTTGGTATATATCATTTACATTCTCAGATTGTTCCAAGCGTTTGTGTAATTCTGCTATTTGATTATTAATTTCTTCACAGAATGCATCCCATTCGCCTTTATTATTTACGAAAGACTTAAGCGACATTGCCTGAGAATCCTTGCTCTCCTGGTACTGGTGCTACCCCTGTACCTATAGTGCCGCCTCCTGCGCCTGTCTGATCTTGTGCTACTGCACCTGCTGGTAATGCCGCACCCTCTTGTCCTACTGGCGCTGGGCCACCCGCAGCTTCAGGCGGTGGTGGAGCAGGTTGTTGGAACCCTTTAAGAATCTCAGCTTGGATAGCTGCATCCTGCATAGAGTTAGTAACTTTATTAGGATCAAGGTCCATGCTTTTAGCGATCTCACGAATGATGTAATCCATCTTAGCAAAAGGTGCTAGTGCTGGGTTCTGTACTACACCTAAGAATTGCATTAGTCGCTGGGAGCGTACTTCGTTAGCCATCAGGCTTTCTGTGCCGTTAGCCGTAACCTCTAAGTCACCCTTGATGTCTTCATCAAAGTCAAACTGCATATTAAATGCAAAGAAGGCACGACCCATAGGTGCTAATAGATAGTCATCTACATTTTTAACAACGGATCGTATAGAGCCATTAGCTGCAGACATAAGCATACTAATACCAGAAGCAGTCCTTCCCACTCCCGATACACCCGTCTGACCGTGTGCAAACGATGGAAAACCCGTGGATTCATCAGCTAATACCCTTGCTTTATCAAATAGTTGCATATTCTCAGCAGCTACATTGGGGAACTTGGTTCCAAAAATGGCCTGTCCTGGTGCGCCGCCTTGTCTACGGAAGACCTTGCCTGGGTATACAGATAAGTCTTGACCTGGTACTAGGTTTGTTTCATCTATCTCAATCAGTAGGTTACCAGATAATACAGCATTGTCAACAGCCATTCGCATGAAACCGTTCATCAATGTTTGTGTATCATCCATGTTTTCTGCAATGCCTACACCAAAGAAGGAGTATGGGTTATGCTCATATGGCACAGCATAGTAAGGAATACGTGATGGTTTGAATGGGTTTAGCACACAGCGTATAATCTCACCGTTAACAATCCATATATTAGCATTTACTTCTGATAGATCACGTAAGTCACGTGGTATGTTAATCCCATTCTCTTCTAGTAAATCTGTATCAACAAAGCCCCAGAACTCTAACACCTCCCAGCGCTCACTGTCAGAAGGACGTGTATCGTCATCCTCCATC